ACTTGGATAACGATCCTGCACGAATCTTTAGAACACTCTATGACAAACTATATGAGGCGTTACAACCTAACTCCGTACCTCCTATGGTTCTTATATTGGCCAAGTACCAATATCAGGCTGCCTTTGTGGCAGATGCTGAAATCAATTTGATTGCCTGTTTGACCGAGATTATGGTTGATTGCTCTTTCAAGGAGTAATCATGGCAGACTTATTCAAAGAGATAGTTCCGTCTATCTTACAAACTAAAGTTAATTATCTCCGTGACGATGTGGACGTGAAGGAGTATTCTCCTTTTATGGTCAATCGTGCTCTTTCTTATCATATGGATTGTGTTTTGTATGCCAATGAGGTAAACAAACATCATTCCATTGATAAGGATATGCAATACCAGTACCTTCTAAATAGTATTAGACCTGTCAAGCGTAAATTCCAACCTTGGCAAAAGTCTAGTACCGACAAGGACTTGGAGTGCATAAAAGAGTATTTTGGTTACTCCAACCAAAAGGCCAAAGAGGCCTTGCTTCTTTTGTCGGCTGAACAAATCGCTGAAATAAAAATAAGAACAGATAAAGGCGGAGTGAAAAAGCCATGATTAACATTACAGATTTAGTTGAAGTGACCTTAGCGGAAAAAGATGATTTTTTAAAAGTGAGAGAGACCCTAACACGTATTGGGGTTGCCTCCAAGAAAGATAAAACATTATTTCAGTCTTGTCATATACTACATAAAAAAGGTTTGTACTATGTGGTACACTTTAAAGAGTTGTTTGCTTTAGATGGTAAACCAACCGATATTACCGAAAATGACCTGTCCCGTAGGAATGCTATTGTAAACCTATTGGAAGATTGGGGTTTGATTAAGATTGTGAAGAAAGAACAGACGGAGACACCACCACCTATTTTCTTAAGCCAAATTAAAATCTTGTCACACAAAGAGAAAGATGAGTGGCAATTAGTTCCGAAATACAATATTGGAAAAAAGCCACAAAACTAGGATAAATACTAATAACAGGCCCACCTTAGGGCTGTTTTGACGTTAACGGTAAAAAGGCGTCCGGGAGATTTCACTGCCACTCGTAGTTGGCGCTGGATAAAGTAACCAGCAGATACGCCTTCGGGGTATCAATTTTTATTAACTTGCTTATTTTAAGGAGAAAAACTATGCTATCACTAGCAGATATCAAATCGCTTCAAAAATCATTTGACCCATTTTCTGTGGGATTCTTTGATGACCTAGAGAGTCTTGCCCATTTAGCGGTTAAGAATCTACCAAAATATCCACCATACAATATCAAACAAGTAGATGATAACAAATTTGTCATTGAACTGGCTGTTGCTGGTTTCTCCAAGTCTGATATTGAATTGACATTGAAAGGTAATTCTTTGGTGGTTTCTGGTAACATTGCTGAAGATAAAGGCAATGATGAAATCAAAGATAAATACCTATATAAGGGGATTGCGGACAGAAACTTTAGCCATGAATTTAAAATTGCCGACAAAGTAGAAATTAAAGATGCTGAGTTGGTAAATGGAATGTTAAGAATATGGTTAGAAAATATGGTTAAAGCCCAAGATATGGTTAAGAAGATTTCTATTAAGGCCTATGATGAATAATTGGTGGCCTGTATCAGATGAAGAATGGGAACGTCTTAATTATCCTGAAAAATTTCGTCCTATGAAATAAGTGTGACAGGAAAACAACAAAGGGGGCTTGATAGTCCCCTTTTTTTATTGTACAATAGAATTTTTAGGAGAATTCATGCAAATCAAAGTATTTAATTGTCCGGATAAAAATTTTAAACCATATGTTGAAGAAGCCGCTAGGTTTTATGCAGATGAATTGATTGAAAATAAAAGAATATTAAAAAATTGTTATGTTGCAATAAGATTTAACAGTAAAATGGATATGTATGGTCTCGCTGGTGTTGAAGAAGTCAATACCAAAAACCAACCAAGAGAATTTTTAATTGAATTGCATCCAGGTATTGGAGCAAGGAATATATTGTCTACATTGGCTCACGAAATGGTCCATGTTAAACAGTATATAAAAGGTGAATTGAATGATGAAATGACCTTGTGGAAAGGTAAAAAAGTAGATTCAGATAAGATGGATTATTGGGTTCATCCATGGGAAATTGAAGCACATGGTGTAGAAGCTGGTCTTGTATACAAATTTGTTACAATAAACCACCTGTGGGATATATTTCAGGATTTCAAAGATCCTGCTACTCCAATAGTCCATACACCAATCCGATGGAAATAATGTGTAGGTGTGACCCGAAAGGCTAGGGAGCAGATTGCAAATCTGTTTTATGCAGGTTCGACTCCTGTCACCTACTCCAGAATAGTTGACTAAACTGCTTGAGAACTAAAGTATTACATTTGCCAAATTGTCCAATTGTGTTATACTAGAGTTTCTTTAGTAGATAAGGAAACAAAATGATAACAGAGAAAGAAATTGAGAATTTAAAAGCTTTTGGTTATAATGTGTTTGAAGTTACTGGTTGGAAAACAGGAACACATTGTTTTGAATACAAAGGAAATGTTAGTGTAATCAATAAAAGTTGTCCATCTTATGTTGCTCATAAAGGCGAACAAAAAGCATGGGAAGCTGTATTGAAATTTCATAAAAGAAAATTTACTATTGAGATAGCAAATCTTCAGGAAGAAATTGACGAAGCATTTTGGAATTGGAGGAAGATTCAGAAAAAGAATCAAGCGTTGATGAAAAAAATCAAAGTTGCAAAAAAGCAACAAACTGCTTGACAAAATCTCCAGTTGTGATAGAATAGAGTTTCTTTAGTTGATAAGGAAACAAAATATGGAATGTAAATTGTGTAGATTTTGGCATTGGCCTAATAATTACAGAAAGCATACAGATGCTCCATGTAATCCGAATTATGTTCCGTTGAAAGAGTAAGAAAAAAAGGAGTGTTGTCATCGTGCAACACTCCGCTTGACAAAAAGATTTTAGTATAGTATACTAGAGTTTGTTCTTTAAAAATTTGTGGTAGTTAATGCTCGGTTCGTCTATCGGTTAGGACACGGCCCTTTCACGGCCGTAAGACCAGTTCGATTCTGGTACCGAGTACCATACTAAAACACATTAGGTTACCAACTCCAGTAGGTGACTGGCAGAGTGTCATCAGCAGCCGTGCTGACTCTGGCCATAATCACAAGAAGCCTTCCGATGGTGCTGGATTAAGTTGAAGTGTAATGTGGACAATGCCTTATCGGTGGACGGCACCGTGAGAAGACCCTGGTGGTAACGGCATTGACACCCTAATGTGTTTTAGTATGGTATCATTTGTTTTGCTGATGTAAGCCATGGGGTAAACGTCAACCCTGAGTAACTGTATTAATAAACGGTAGTGTGGCCACCAATTCCGTTGAAGTATAGCAAATAGTACGTCAGCAAAACAAATGATTTTGGTCTCATAGTATAGCCTGGTGATTACAGCGGCTTGTCACGCCGTCAACAGGGGTTCGAATCCCCTTGGGACCGCCAAATTTTGTGGCATTTGAGTAAGTAGCTATTGGCAATCTTACTCTCTGTAAGTCCAATCTAATATTCCGCAGTAGCTCAGTTGGTAGAGCACTTGACTGTTAATCAAGGTGTCCCTGGTTCGAGCCCAGGCTGTGGAGCCAATTCATTCGGAGTGTAGCACAGCCTGGTAGTGCACCTGGTTTGGGACCAGGGGGTCGTAGGTTCGAATCCTACTACTCCGACCAATATAATGGATGTGCCGCCGTAATGGTATGGCAGGAGACTGTAAATCTTCCGGTTTACACCACAGTTGGTTCGATCCCAACCACATCCACCAAATATATACCTTTATAGTTCAATATCTCTCGCAAGTGTTCCGGTAGCACAAGAGTCTCCAAAACTCTTGGACGGGGTTCGATTCCCTGGCGGGAGGCCAAATTATTAAAAGGTTGATATGAAACAATTTAACATACAAAAAGTAAAAGATTTCATTCTTGCTCAAGGACCTGATACAAAAATTTATCTAGGTGCTGATTCTGAAAGAGTTAGAATGAATGGTATTTGGTACGCTGACTACGCTCTTGCTATTGTTGTACATATTGACGGATGCCATGGATGTAAAATCTTTGGCTATGTTGAAAGAGAATTAGATTTTGATAAAAAGAAAAGCAAACCAGCAATGCGTTTGATGACCGAAGTATACAAAATTTCAGCATTGTTCCAAGAGATGATTGACGTATTAGAAGACCGCCATGTTGAAGTCCATTTAGATATTAATAAATCGGATGAATTCGGATCCTCTTGTGTAGTTCAAGAAGCTATTGGATATATAAAAGGCACCTGCAATTTAACTCCAATGGTTAAACCAGATGCACCAGCTGCCTCTTTTTGTGCTGATAGATTGAAAAGAATTCTAACAGAGCAATTAGAGTACGCTTAATTTATGCAGTTGTTAGTTTAGTGGTAAAACCTCGGGTTGTGATTCCGATATCACGGGTTCGATTCCCGTACTTCTGCCCATTTTTATTATAAGGATTTTTATGATTTATTCCCCGTTAAAAGATAAACTAGTTGTTCAACGTATTACACCAGTAAAAGAAACCGCTTCAGGTATCATTTTACAATCATCACAAGAGCCAGATAGAGCAAAAGTAATTGCTATTGGTCCTGAAGTAGATGAGGTGGCCATTGGTGAAGAATTATTAATCAATTGGAATGGCGCTATAAAAATCAAAGATGATTTATATTCCTTGCGTATTGAACACGTAATTGGTGCCTACGAAGAATAATGCTTGACAATAGAGCATATATAGTATATAATACAAATATGCGGGATTAGTTTATTGGTAAAACAGAACCTTGCCAAGGTCCAGTGACCAGTTCGATTCTGGTATCCCGCTCCATCTACCATGCGGATTTAGTTTAGTGGTAAAACTGGAGATTTCCAATCTTCTGTCAACAGTTCGATTCTGTTAGTCCGCTCCACAAATTTTTATTATGATTATACTGACAACTGAAACAATTGATTATGTTACAGACCTTGTATTAGGAAAAATAAACTTTGATAGTGATCCAATAAAAACAAACTTGATATTGGCATATCTTAATGATAAAAATTCTTCAACTTTACGTGAAGCCATAACTGCAAATATTTGTGGTTATAAATGGTCTAGTGCAAAATTAGGTTATGATGCCATAGATGAATCTACTGGTAAAAATATAGAAATAAAGCCTAAATTATTTACTGACTCAAATTATAGAGGTAATGGAAATTTTAGTGATTTAACTCTAGATAAAGTAAAAAAAATATCCAACGATTCTGTTGCTATTGTGTGTAGTTTATTTGCTGAAAATAAACTTTGTTTAATTATTGAATTTTCTTTTTTGACCATATTCAATAAAATTGAAGAATACGTGCATAAAAAATGTGTTATTCAAGGAAATGATTATGCTAGGAGTGCATCTTTTTCGTTTAAAGATTATAAACATTCCGATATAAAAATACATTATGTTGATTTTGTATTGACTAAAAAATATGTTACAAAAGAATTATATAAAAGATTGCGAGATGAAGATTCTACAAAATTATTTAAATAAAAAATATAGTACTAGAAATCTTAGTGATATTGAATTTGAAAATATATTACCATCTTTGGCTCTAGAATTATCGCAAGTGAATTTTATTCCAGAATATACAGATAAACAATTAAAAAAAGATTGGTTGGATTTACAAAAATGGAATACAGATGAAAATTATATAAATTCTACAAATCGTTTAGGTATGAAATTGTGTGAACATTTCTTTCCTAATTTTTATGATATAGAGAATAACAAAGGTGTATCTTTTAAAACATTATGGAAAGATGTGAATTCATTAAAAAAGATTTTGATTTGGAATAGAAAAAGCCATTCAACACCATATCTTTCAGAATTAAAACGTGGTATATATTTTTGTTGTGGCCTAACAAAAAATACAATGTATAGACCACAAATGGCAAAATTATTATGTTTAAGGCACCAACCTAAAATAGTGTTAGACCCTTGCGCTGGATGGGGTGGTAGAATGTTAGGTGTTGTTTCTAGTGGTGCTGAATACATTGCCTTTGAACCGAATACACAAACATACAATAACCTATTAGAATTATCAAAATATTTAAATATTGAATCTAAGGTTAAAATTATATGTGATGATGCAAGAAATATGTTAAGTTATAATCTACCTAAGATGGATATGATTTTAACTAGTCCACCATATTTTGATTTAGAGGTTTATACACATGAATCAACACAATCCATCAATAATTTAGACACATATGAGAAGTGGTCTGAATTGTTTTTAAGAGATATCGTAATAAAAGGATATTCACTTTTAAACAAAAATGGTGTAAGTTGTTGGAATGTAGGTAAAGTTGGTAAAAATGATATGAATTTGGATGTTGAAAAATATCACAATCAACTGAATTATAAAAAAACAATTGAGTATTCAGTCATAAGTAGTAAAAGACAGTCCTTACAAAAAAGCAATACAAAAAATAAAAGTTCTGACAACACAGTAGTCTATACTTTTTCGTCATAATTATTACATATTTTATTCGTATATATACTGATAACTACCACAAATTTTCAGGTGAATTACAATGTCAAAAGTCTTGTTTCTTCTCAAGCGCAGGGAAGATTATAATAGTATATTACATCAGCACGTAGGCCTTAGTACAGGTCTTTACAATTCAGCCAAATTTATGGATGATATGCTGAGTAAATCCGGTATTGATTCTAAATTGGTTGTATGTACCGATAACAATGACATTGACCGTGAAGTTACATTATATAAACCTACTCATGTTATCATAGAAGCATTGTGGGTTACTCCTACTAAATTTGTTATACTACAAAAATTACATCCAAAAGTAAAATGGATTATCAGATTACATTCTGAAATGCCTTTTATGGCTGGTGAAGGTATAGCAATGAGTTGGATTAATAGTTATCTTACATATGATAATGTAATTGTTGCTTGTAATGCTCCAAGAATGTTGTATGATGTTTCAACAATAGTTGCAGAAAAAAACAATAAATTAATTTACTTACCAAATTATTATCCACAGGAATATAGCAAAAAAGTATTTGATGATAAATCAGAATTTGTTGATGTTGGATGTTTTGGTGCAATTAGACCACTTAAGAACCATCTAAGTCAAGCCGTAGCCGCATTAGAGTTTGCCAAAAGAATTAATAAAAAATTAAGATTTCATGTTAATGCAGGCCGTATTGAGATGAATGGTGGACCTGCCATACATAATCTTAAACATTTATTTGAACATCTACATTATAGTGGACACAATTTAATTAATCACACATGGTGTCCAAGAGAAGATTTTCTAAAGATTTGTGCACAGATGGATGTTGGTATGCAATGTAACTTTAGTGAAACGTTTAATATTGTTGGTGCAGATTTGGTGTCACAAGGTGTTCCGTTTGTTGGTTCAAAAGAAATACCATGGAGTGCAGATAGATTTAATGCCGATCCAACAGATACTAAAGATATGGCAGATAAATTAGAATTGGCCTACAAATGGCCTCGCCTAAATAATATGATAAATACAAATTTATTGACCAGATATACAAATAAAACCAGAAAAATCTGGTTGAATTATTTTTCATAAGGAATTAAAATGTCACACCACCTAAAAAGACATAAATGGGTTGATGGTATGTTACAATCCTTTGCATATTCATTTGAAACATTTGAAGAAGCAAAGGCCTTTGCAGACAATACAGATGCTAGCGAAGCGCACAATGTAAAAGTGTATGATGAGCGAGGACAACTAGTGCATGAAGTTGCACCACAAGTAATAGATACTTACGCATAATGTAAATTTTCTTGGTTGAGTTAGTTATGATAAACAAAATAACTAATTCAAATGAGATTCACAAAAGACTTATTAGAACAAATAGAAAAAATAGAAGACGCTGGTAAATTTCTTGTTTATTGTTTATTGTGTATGTTAGGCGTTTCTCTGTTGGTATTATTCATCATTGCTTGGGCTCTCAAAAGTCGGCTTCTTTGACCTTTCAATATACTCCAAGATTTCTCTCTTACGTATTTCTTCCAACTTGTATTGGTTGGTGTGTTGTTTAAGTCCAGGATATCTTTTTTCTGCATCGTGAGCAATCAGAGCAAACACACAACTCATTGCTAAGATTATAATAAGAAAAGCACCACCAAAATAAGCATCAGCACGGAGACTTTTCATAAATCTCTCTTTTCTGGCTGCATCGGCTGCTTCCATCCTCATCTTACGGGCAATCAGAATTTCTTCTTGTTTACCTAATTCTTCCATCATCTTGTTGACATCAGTCCACAAAGCACCGAGTTCTGGTGGACTTTGGTAAACAACTAGTTCACGTAAATCAATACTCATTTGTTCCAATTTCTTTTTCATTAGAACACGTTGTAGTGCACGTTTACCTAAACTGGCATCACCTTCATATACATGAGTTTTGGCATACTTTTCTTCTTCAGCCAATACAGTTTTACATTTATGGAAAGCATCAAAGAATTCACCAAGTCTTTCACCAATTTCGGCATAGATATCATCAGTTTCTCCACCTTTTTTATTGAGTTCAATTACCTCATTTTTCTTTTCTTGTAGAGCTTTCTTTTGTTCAAATGTTGGTGGTTTATCTTTATGTGCATTATGAAACTGGTCGTCAAGATCCTTGAGGACGCCTTTAACGTCCCCAGCCGCACCTTTGATATCTTTGTAGAGTTGGCAACCTTTTTTAACGGCAGCTACAGCCGCATTTGCCATGGCAAACAGCGTAATCGGATCCATTTTCCCACTTTATTTTTTAATGGCAAAAATAACAGGAACCGCTTGACAGTTCAGACAAAATCAGATATAATTGAACATCTATTATTTAGGAGATATTATGCGTATTGAAGTATTGAAATTAATCTCTGGTGAAGATGTACTGGCAGAAATTGACGGGTACAATTCAGAGTATTATGTGTTGAAAAATCCTGTTGGTATTGCGGTTGTACGTGGCAAAGATGGTTCTCCTAACGTAGGCCTTACACCATTTCCACTACACGCACCACAAAAGAAAGATACCACTATTGACATACCAGTTGCAAGTGTAGTATACTCTTATGTTCCATCAGAAGATTTTATTAACAACTACAATCAAATCTTTGGTTCTGGTATAGTTCTTCCAACTCCAAAACAAATTATTACAGGTTAATGTCAACTTTCTACACCAATGTCCAATCTAGTGGCAATCATATTCTCTACCGTGGTATCAAAAACGGCAAGAGAATACAGGCCAAAATAGATTACGAACCAGTTCTCTACTTACCTACAAGTAAACCAACCCCATACAAGAATCTACAAGGTGAATTCCTTGCGCCAAAGCGTTTTGATAACATCTTTGATGCGAGAGATTACATTAAGAAGTTTGAAGATGTGGGTGGTTCCAAAGTCTACGGACAGAATCGTTTTGAGTATGCCTTTATTGCTGAACAGCACCAAGGCATGGTTGACTATGATTTTGATAAAGTATCAGTAGCCTTTATTGATATTGAGGTTGGTTCTGAGAATGGTTTCCCTGATCCATACGAAGCAAATGAACCAATCACAGCCATCTGTATTACCTTTCTAAATGGCACAACTTATGTGTTTGGTTGTGGTGAGTATGAAAACAATGACGATAATGTAACATACTTTAAGTGTAAAGACGAATGGTCTCTATGCAAAAAGTTTATGATGATTTGGCAAGCAAATTGTCCAGATGTATTGACTGGCTGGAATACAGAGTTCTTTGATATACCATACATTATCAATCGTTTCAATAAAATTCTTGGTGAGACTGAGACAAAGAAATTGTCACCATGGAATTATATCAATCAACGTAAAGTAATCAACATGGGTCGTGAGATGATTCATTACCTGATTACTGGTGTGGCCTGTCTTGATTATATTGAATTATATAAATGGTATGCACCTGGCGGTAAGTCACAAGAATCATACAAGTTGGATGCTATTGCCAATGTAGAACTCAATGAACGCAAATTGTCTTATGATGAGTATGATAATCTCCATGCTTTGTATCGTTTGAACTATCAAAAGTTTATTGAGTATAACATTAAAGACGTACAGTTGGTAATGAGACTTGAAGATAAACTTAAGTTGGTTGAGATGGCGGTAACTTTGGCTTATGATACTAAGTCAAATATGGATGATGTGTTTGCACAGACCCGTATGTGGGATGCCATGACAAATGCCTATCTTAATGAGAAAGGTATCATTGTACCACCTAGAGTTATCAGTAAAAAGAATGAGGCGTTTGAAGGTGCATATGTTAAAGAAGTTCAAGTTGGTCTACACCATTATGTTGCCAGCTTTGACTTAAATTCACTTTACCCCCACCTTATGATGCAGTACAATATTTCTCCTGAGACATTGATTCAGCCGGAAGATTATACCGATGAAATGCGTAAGATATTGTCTCAAGGTATTACAGTTGAGAAGATGTTGAACAAGAAGATTGACACATCTGGCCTGGTGGATGCAACAATTACTCCGAACGGTCAATTCTTCCGCACAGATAAGATTGGTTTCTTTCCACAAATGTTGGAAGAAATGTATGAAGACCGTAAGAAGTTTAAGAAACTATATCTACAGGCAAAACAGGAGTTAGAGAATGAAAGAGATTCATCCAAACGATATGAAATTGAAAAGCGTATTGCGAAATATAATAATCTCCAGTTGGCTAAGAAAGTCTCTCTTAATTCTGCTTACGGTGCTTTGGGTTCTCAGTATTTTCGTTTCTACGACTTACGTATGG